ACCTGACCGAAGAGGACGAAGACGAACTGCGCGCGCAGATCAGTGCCAGCAAGGGCGTGGGCAACTTCCGCTCGATGTTCGTCAACATCCCCAACGGCAAAGAAAACGCGATCCAGATCATCCCCGTGGGTGACTTCCAGGCGAAAGACGAACTGGAGAAGGTGAAGAACATCACCCGAAACGACGTTATCGCCGCCTGGCGCATGAACCCGGCACTGGCCGGGATCATCCCGGAAAACACCGGTGGTTTCGGGGACATCGAAAAGATTGATCGTGTGTACACAAGCAATGAAATCCGCCCGATCTGCCAATTGTTCAGCCAGCTTAATGACAAGCTGCGAGAAGACAGGCGTTTTAGCTGGAAGCCTACTCATGAAGCAGTTGATACCACTACGTGAACGACATAGCACAGATAAACTCACTACAAATATGGCAATATGGTGGCGATCAGCTGCCCTGGGGAGGGACATATGAGAGTGACATGTAAGTGCGGGAATAAGGGCTTGATTCGCGACAGCAAACCGCAGTCGCCAGATTTCGTGACGCTTTACTGCCAGTGTCTGGACGTTCAGTGCGGGCACACATGGGTGGCCCATCTGACGTTCTCGCACACATTGAGTCCGTCGGCGCAGACCTTCGACCGGCTGTTGTTTGATCGTCTTCGGGAAATGCCCAGGGCGAAACAGCGGGAGCTGTTCGAACAACTTGGGGCACAAGCGGTGGCGTGAGCGCAAACCGCCGACTTGTCATGTCGGCGATCAGGTACATCGACTAACTGAAAGTGATCTTAGATCAGCTCGCCGCTTCATCAGGAATGGTTGCTAAAGCCTCGGCAAGGCGCCGAAGTTGCTTGCGATCCTCTTCAGTCAACTGACGGTAAAACCCGATCAGACGACGTTCGATCTTCGATAAGGCAAGGCAGTCAAACTCAGCAATTTTTGCTCGGCCATAATCGATTGTTGCTCGATCCAACATGCTCACTACTCCATATAAGTGCATTGCTGAATCGACGTTATCGGGGAGGGAAAGGCTTCAAAACCAACTGACAAGAAAAAAGCACAAGCTTTGTTACAAGCTAATTCGAGTTTTTCGCTACGTCATCCGCAATCGCCTGCAGGAATCGACGCACAGATTTTTGGTCATCGCCTGGAATGCTTCGGTAACGCTTCACGATCATCTCTTCGGCTTCATCCAAGACGCCTACCGGTTCAGGAGTTCGGACACCTGTAACAACGTAGAGAACATCCAGACCTACGGCATGTAGCGCCTTTAAATAGGCAGTGTCAGGACGTCGCTCATCACGTTCATAGCTGCCTTGAGTGTTACGGGTAACGCCACCTATTTGGGCCATTTCGTCCTGCTTAAGGCCCAATCGAACCCGCTCTTCACGCAAGCATTCGCCCGCGCTTAACCCCGAGAATTCTCCCGATGACAAATTTTTCAAACTTAAGCCCCTTTACAGGACAAATAAACTGGTCATAATCGGCGCTGTACGAACACGAACCCACACAAACGCACACGAGCAAACACTATGCCCGCCCCCCTTACACCCGAGCAAGCCCGCGAGGCGCTGGATCATAAAGGAATGAGCATTGCGGAGTTTTGTCGCATTCATTCCCTGAATAAGAATTTGGTCAGCGACCTTTTGAACAATCGTAAAAAAGGTCGCCGTGGGGAGGCACATCGCGCCGCCGTTTTACTTGGCATCAAAGACGGCGTGATCGAACAGTAAAGGCACTGACCAACAGGGAACAGTAGAAGATGAAAAGCCCCATTCTAGATACGCGCAAGGAAGCGATGCGCCAAATCATTCACAGCTTTCCGGATGGACGAAAAGGCGCTGCCGCTCGCCTGGGAATGAAAGTCAAAAAGTTCGACAACCACGCTTATGAAAACGCTGGCTGCAGTCCACTGACCGACGCACAGGTTTTCCTGCTGGAGCAAGCCAGCGGCACCAGCCATTTTCCGAACTACGTTGCGCAGATGTATGGCGGTTTGTTCGTAGCCGTTGCTGATCCAGAGAAACTGGACAACGTCGAACTGTATGCCCGATCGGTGCAGGTATCAGCGAAACGAGGTTGCGTTGACCAGGCGATCGCCCAAGCGTTGGAAGACGGATCAATCAGCGTAGAGGAAGCCGAATGCATCCTCGCCGCCCACAACGTCCACATGGCCGCGCGCCACGCCGAAGTGCTGGCAGCTATCGCCTTGTACCGTGCCCAACCGGGGAAAACCCAATGAACAATTTGCCGGCCGTTCAGGAATACCAGGACATGCTCAAATCCGCAGCCTTCTCCTTTCTGGAACGGCATCAATGTGAACACCTGGGCGACGATCAGCAACTGTTCACCAGAGCGGTTCAGCACCTCGTTACGGATTACAACGCCACGACTCAGCAAGCCGAGCGATTGGTGCACCTGGCCAACAGTGAAGTGTCAGCGGTAAGTGATCGGCAACGATTGGACACCGTTAACAGCACCGCCACACACACCGTGATTTTTGACACAGCCACCGGCAACGCCTGGGCGATCCCGGTCAGCCTGATCTACGAACGCATCCTCATTGCTCCCGATAACGGGCGCTTCCGCATCACCGCTTCGTAATACCCAACCAATAAATCCCCTGTCCCACCGCCGTGGGTTTGGGTGAGCTGCGCCCGAAATTGAGGTTTGACGATGGAAAACGCCCTGAACATCAACGCAAAACTGACGCCCGTAGAGGCTCAAGCGCTCTTGGCCAAACTGCGCGAGCAGTACCGTCTCAGCTTCAACGAACTCTGGTACGCAGATCAATTCCGTCTCATCCCCGATGGATTGCGCCACGGCTCAATCCTCGCCAACTGCCCCGTGATGGCCGCTCAGAAACACCTGATTGGCGCCCTCTCCTACTGCCTCAAGAAAGCGAAGTAATCCATGAAAGAGCAATTGCGCAGCGACGTGATCGAGCGCCTGAAAACCGATTACGGGCTTAAGCAACGGTCAAACGCCGACTACATGCGTGGTGGTACTTGCCCCAAGTGCCGGCAGAAGACGCTGTACACCCGTATTGATGCTCCGTGGCTGGTGATCTGCGGCAGACCTGAGAAATGCGCTCACACGATGCATGTGAAGGAACTGTACGACGACCTGTTTGAAGACTGGAGCAAGCGTGCGCCGGCGACCGACCAACATCCCAACGCCACCGCTCGCGCCTATCTGGAGTTCGCTCGGGGCTTTCGCATCGAGCTGATCCAGGGCTGGTTTACCCAAGAAAGCTTCTACTCGCCTGAGCACAACGCCGGCAGTGCCACTGTGCGCTTCGCGTTGGAGAAAGGCGGCTGGTGGGAACGTTTGATCGACCGCCCGCACCGTTTCGGCAAGATGAAAGCCCGGTTCAAATCGAAGGAGAGCTATCGCGGCGTTTGGTGGTGCCCGCCTTGTGTGGATCTGCTGGAAGCGAAGGAAATTTGGATTGTCGAGGGCATCTTTGACGCCATCGCCCTGGTGCACAACGACATCGTTGCCGTATCAGCTATGTCATCGAATGCCTTCCCCGAAGAATCGCTGCGGGCGCTCACACGTGACCGTGACGGCAAGCTGCCCAAGCTGGTGTGGGCACTCGACAACGAGTCAGGCGCCCACACCTACACCAAACGTTGGGCGAAGCAGGCGCGAGCCTTGGGATTCGTTTGTGAGGCGGCACAGATCCCGCTGCGTGACGGCCGCAAGACTGATTGGAACGACCTGCATCAGCGTTGGAGTTTCATCGAAGACGAAAGCGTACGTGCCGATCAAGTCGCAGCGGATCTGAAACAGGCGCGTCACCTGGGCGCTCTGCTGCTGGCCGACAGCGCCGCTGAAAAAGCGCTGCTGATGTACGACTGGAACAAGCGCGGTGAATTTCACCTGGGCTTCGGTAGCCGCCTGTATTGGTTCAAGTTGGACATGGAGAAATTCAACCGGGCGATGCAGGACATCGAGGACAGCGAGAACCACGACGACCAGTTGCTCACTCAGACACAGCAGCGCGAGAAAGCGCTGCAGCAGTCGGGTAGCGTCGTCGAGATCGCCAACTGCTACCCACAAGCCTTGTATTTTCAACGTAACGAAATTACGGACGAGTCCTGGTACTACCTGCGCGTCGATTTTCCGCACGACTCCGAGAGCGTGAAGAACACTTTCACCAGTGCACAACTTGCCGCTGCCAGCGAATTCAAAAAGCGACTGCTGGGTATGGCTGCCGGCGCGATGTACACCGGTAGCGGACAACAGCTGGACAAGCTCATGAAGGATCAATTGTTCGGCATCAAAACCGTGTCGACGATTGACTATGTGGGCTACAGCAAGGAGTACGGCTGCTACGTCTACGGCGACATTGCGGTCAGGGATGGCGTCACCTACAAGGTCAACAGCGAAGACTATTTCGAGTTCGGCAAACTACGTCTGAAGACACTGCAAAAAGGTGTGCCGATCAAATTGCAGCGCGACGGCAAGGACTTCAACGAAGACTGGCTGCCGTTGCTGTGGACGTGCTTCGGCGCGCAAGGTCTGGTGGCCCTGGTGTTCTTTTTCGGCTCGTTGTTTTGTGAGCAGATTCGGACACGCTACAAGTCATTCCCGTTTCTGGAGGCCACCGGCGAGGCCGGTGCCGGCAAGACCACCTTGCTCAACCTGTTGTGGAAACTGCTCGGCCGCGAAGGTTATGAAGGCTTTGATCCGATGAAGTCGACCAAAGCCGGTCGCTCGCGACTCATGGGCCAAGTGTCCGGCATGCCCGTGGTGTTCCTCGAAGCTGACCGCCACGGCGATGATCGATCGCACGCCAAGACCTTTGAATGGGATGAATTGAAGGATTATTACGGCGGCGGAACCCTCGCCACCAAAGGTGTGAAGACCGCCGGCAACGAAACCTACGAACCGCCGTTTCGCGGCACGATCGCCATCAGCCAGAACGCTGCGGTGGTTGCCCATGAAGCGATCATGACGCGGATCGTCAAACTGCATTTCGTCCGCCCGATCGTCACCGCGCAAAGCCGTGTCGCGGCGGACAAGCTGAACACCTTGGACGGCACCATGCTGAGTCACTTCTTGATTCGGGCCATCGGTAAGGAGTCGGCCGTGCTCGAGCTTTTTGCCCAGCGCATGCCGGAACACGAAGCCAAACTGCGCCGCCTGCACACCCACTGTTTTGCCTGCAGCACGGCCTATGTCAGCGACCAGGGCAACTGCAGCAACTGCGGTTATGACCTGCGCGGCTACATCCGCGTCGAGCGGATCAGCAAGAACCACGCACAACTGCTCTCGCTGCTGGACGGGCTGCGCCTGGTGCTGAAATTGAGTGATCCGCAAGTGGCCGCCACGCAACGGCAAATCGTCCGCATGGCGATCGAGCGCCAGGCTTCGATCAGTTCTGACCACCCGGCGGTCGCCGAATTCTGGGAGGTCTACGACTACCTCGAATCCTTGAGCGAGGACCCCGTGGTCGACCACAGCAGTGACCCGACGGTGATCGCCATCAACCTCAACGAATTCTGCGAGCGCGCAGCCGAACACAAACAGAAGCTGGCCGACGTGGCCACGTTGCGCGACCTACTCAAAGAATCGCGATCGCGCAAATTCCTCGACAGCAACAAGGCCGTGCACAGCGCCGTACGTGCCGCCTTCAACCACCGCAACCCCGTTTCACAACCCCGGCCGACCACCGTCAAGTGCTGGACATTCAAGGCGTAAAGGAGAGCAAGACCGATGCAGATCCAAGTGTTGATGGGCAATGCCGGCAACGGCAAAACGAGCAAGCTGCAGTGGGTGCAAAGCCGCCTGGAATTCACCGGACAAAGCGCGCCGATCATTCAGGCCGGTGCTTACGGGGAGGAAGGTTTGCTGCAGATTCTGGAAGTGCGGGCCGCCGCTGGCCAGCGCGAAATCCTCGTGGACGACTGCAGCAGGCAACAGATCTTGCGGGTACTGGAATGGCAATCATGTGTTGAACATGAGCCGGATTTTGACGGCCTGGTGATCCACCTGGCACGAAAGGACTGACCTTAAAAACAGTGCCGAGGAGTTGCAGCTCCTCGACACCCGACCACTTACGAGGACCATACCATGCAAGCACAGAACCCCAGCAGCAGCGGCACGAAGGCTACCACACCAGCGCGGCACCTGGTGGCGACCGCGATCATCGGCGCCGCCGTCATCGGCTACCTGGTGCATAAAACGCCTGAAGCCCGAACGCGCCTGGAAAGCCTCAGCCAGATGGCCAGCACCCTGGGCGACCTGAGCGAAACGGATGTCGCCGTGATCAGCCAACTGCTGGCCACCCCGGCCACTCGGGGAGCGTCACGCCATGACCAATGACCCTACCGCGACACCGGTGCGCCGCTTTCCCTGGAACATGGATCACACCAGCGTGTGCGACCAGTGCGGCAAGTGGCGCGCCCAGGGCAATCACCAGGCCTGCAGCCGGCGCCGTCAACAAATCAATGCCCATCTGCGCCGTCCGCCGGCCAAACGCTAACCGCGTCCACTAGAAGATATGCATCCAAATACTTGGCCCGGAAACGGGCCTTTTTGTTTCCGATCGTCAGACTGTCGAAATACGAGTACAGCGTTAGGGGTTTACATGAGTGGGGTCGAAGCTCGCGGCAAGTCCGTGAGAATCTATTTTCAATACAAAGGGGAGAAATGCCGGGAAACGCTCCCGGGCAGCAACACACCGGCTACCGTGGCCCAGGCCAAGCGCCTGGCCGAGATCATTGAATACGAGATCCAGACCGGCACCTTCGATTACGCCCGGCACTTTCCGAACTCGCCCCGGCTGGTGGAAAACACCTTTGGCCATTACCTGGATCTGTGGTTGAAGATCAAGGCCAACAGCGTCGCGGCCTCGAGCTTCCGGGGCTACGCCAACAAGGCCGAAGTGCACGTGCGACCTCGCTGGGGCAAGGTGCAGATCAACCAGATCGATCACCTGGACCTGCAGGAATGGATACAGGACACGCTGTCGAAAACCCTGAAGAACAAGACCATCCGCGACATCATCTGCAACGTGCGCCAGGTGTTCCGTCTGTATCGCACGCGGATGAAGGTCGCGCACGACCCGACCGAGGGGTTGATGGTGCGCCTGCCCGATCCGGAAGCCCCGGATCCGTTCACCCGCGCCGAAATCAAACAGATCCTCGACACGCCCACCCACCGCACCCACGAACTGTTGATGGTGCAGTTCATGTTATGGGCAGGCCCGCGTGTGTCGGAGACGATCGCCCTGGCTTGGGAGGATGTCGACCTGGCGCAGGGCACAGTGACCTTTCGCCGCTCCAAGGTGCGCGGCGCCTACCGCGTGACGAAAACCCGCCGATCGATGCGCCGGGTGCGCCTGCTGGCCCCGGCGTGGGACGCCCTGCGCAAAATCGATGCGCTGACGCGCCACCGCAAGGCGGAAACCGTGGAGATCGTCGAGCGGGACAACAAGACGGTGCGGCCACACAAGCTACACTTTGTGTTCCTCAACAGCCACAGCGGCCTGCCGCACGCCAACGACTTCGTGGTGCGCGACCGCTTTTTCAAGGCGCATTTGCTCGCCGCCGGCGTGCGTTATCGGGGACCCGGACAGTGCCGGCACACCTACGCCAGCCAGTTGCTGACCACCGGCGTGGCGTCGATCGACTGGATCGCCGAACAGATGGGCCACACCAACGGCAACATGATCCGCCAGCACTACGGGACGTGGATCAATGAAGACGGACCGGACGTGGTGGGCATGCTGCAGCTGGCCTTGAAGTTGTCACCGGTTACAGCTCTACACTGAATCCGTTCAGGCCCACGCTGTCGGCAAAACGCCCCACGGCGGTCAAGCTGGCCCATGTGCGCAGCGACTCACGCCGCGAGCGCACCGGCACCCAGCGTGCGCCGCTGCCGCCCAGGCGAATCGACAGGCCCCAGTCTGGACCACCGGCGATCCTGGCCACCAGGCATTCGCGCACGGCGTGTTGCTCAACCAGCGCGCGCAACACGTCTTCGTGAATGCCTTCGCCGATCACTGTGCGTGCTCCAGGCGCCGCGCCGTGGCCGCCGCCTCGAAGGTCTTGTACAAACCTTCGATACTCGCCGCATTCAGCACCCTGACCGTCTCCAGACCGAGGACAAAACCTTCGGCGCGGTCACTGGCGCGAAACAGATCGTCCGCCGTGTGCGCCAGCTCAATTTGGTGCAGCAGTTTCAAGGTTTGCACCTCCACCGCGTTCGGCAGGTTCAGCGCCGACAGGGCCTTATCCATGCGCATCGCCGTCCGCACCGGTGCCGTCCGCCGGCGGCGCAAACCCCAGCTCGCCGTGTTCGACCTCGATCAGCAACCAGCCGCCCAGCGGTTGGTTGCTGCCCTCAGCGATCAGCCCCTGCACCATCAGCCCGTCGGGCAGGATCACCCGCAGCATATTGGCGTCCTTGGGGCCTTCCAGAAAATGCGCCAGCTCGACGCGGGTGCGGTCGGGGCCGACCTTGCTCAAACGCACCGGGCATTCGAGGGTCGTCAGTTCGGCCGGTGGCTGGCCCTCATAGCGGGCGATCACCGCGACGGTGGCCAAGCCTTCAAAGACGTGAGACATGAGTCGAGTTCCTAAGCGAGTCAGTGGGCGTCTGTGAGAAAACCAACAGCTCAGGTAATGGTAGACCAGCCTCCTGGGGCCTGGTGTCCGCCGCGCGAAAAAAAGGCCCCCACACCTGAGCCAGGTGTCGGGGCCGATTGAACATAGGCTGGAATTCAATGAACCGTTCATGGATGGCAGCTATCGGCCAAAAGTGGTCATATGCGATCCATAAAAGTGCTCATTAAAGGGGGATCATTTACCAGGTCTTTAATTGATTGCACCGATCAGACGGCCCCACTATTCCCGTTATGCTATACGTCAGCACGGCCCGATTTTTGTGTCGTTTGGGGAGAGAACGCTGGTGTCCGCCAGGTGAGATGAAGCATTAAGGTTGCACAAAATGCGAAGGGCAATCCCACCCACAGCGACACTTTGTAGGCCAGCAATACTCCCGCTGCGCCACCAACGAAAGCGGCTAGAACGAAAAAGCCGGCGTCCGCCATTTCCGTTTCCGGTCGAATAATAAATTTTAGTAAGTCATGCATCTGTAATTTCTCTACAGGAGGTGTCTCTGCATTGCCTTGATAAGCCTAGATCTCACCAACCGTCATTGATGCGAGTAGTTTTCTCTCGGTGTCATTGGGAATGAGCCCTGTCGTCTCCGCGAGCAAGACAGCCAGGCCGCTACTGTTGGTCACAATTACCTCGGCTTGAGCCCGATTGCCCTCATCGATTCCCATAATTTTCCACACGCAGGTAAGCTCATCCCCCATATAAACGGGGCGCTTGAAGCGCAAACTCATGTAGGTAGCCAACCACCCCAACTGCCCTCCGATCTCTGTGATCAATGTCGCCGTCAGCAAGCCATGAGCGATGACACCATCAAAGCCTTTGGCCTCTGCATACACGGCATTGGAATGCACTGGGTTGTGATCGCGGGATAGCGCTTCAAACTGGGCGATG